TTGTAATCTGTATAGCATTGCTTGTCGTTCTTGTATATTTGCACTAATTGCCTGACCAGCAACTGGATTCTGTTGAACCATCGGATTTTGTAAAAATGCAGAGTGAGACGCGATATATGCTTCTTGATTTTGGAAATCATAGGCTTTTATCGGATCACCTGTTAGTGCTGCAGTTTGTTCACTAATCGGATCTCTCGGCGGTACTTCCTCTTCTGGAGGAAGAACTGAATCGATGTCTTTAATGTTTAAAGCAAGGTACATCTTACGATATGCCTCGCGTAAATCGTGTAGTTCAGGTGCAGATTGCGCCATTTGTAGTTGTGTTTGCGCTAAAGTAATTCTTTGCGTCATACTGAAAATATTAGGATCACTTACAGGAATAACGTCTACGCTGTTGTCAAAATCTTCTTTAAATACGTTTTCGGAAGCCCCTTGTACTTGATACGGATATTCAGGCGGTAAAAATTCACCAAACACTCTTTTTAGAATTTTAAACTCGCAACGTTGCGCGTAATGCAATCTTTTATGAATTGCGGACATTACCCGCTGTCCTTTTTCTAAAAGTGCTACCGTTGTGCCAACTGGAGCTTGAGAATTACCATCACCTGTCGGATCTTCTATTGTTGCGGCAAATCTTTTACCCGAATCAACTAAAGAACCTAATAATGCAGTTAATGTATTGCTTGGCTCCTTATATGGAAGCGGTAAAAACGAATCTGCAAGTTTTCCTCCAGGAGCGTCTACATCTCGCCATTCTCCAGGCTGTAACGGATCATCATGACGTTGAATGTTCAATCCTCGTGATTTAAAACCCGCTGGAAGGTTAGAAAGTGTGCCTGCGTCAATTAATTGACGTAAAATCGCAGTAACAGACTTAGTTAGTCCGCCCATCATGTGAATTAAGCCAAATCCGTAGAATCCAAGTCCTGGAAGGAATTTATAATGCGTAAAATGCTCAATTTTCTTGCGCATCGGGTCGTTTTCGTCGTAATTTGGACGAATTGAGAGTATCTCATTGTTATCTTTGCAAATTGTTACAATATATGGCAGTCCAATACCTGTTTCTTCGCCGTTATCGTCTGTATCTTCGTAACCCGCGATATCTAAGTCAACGTGCATCTCTAAAAGCGTATATTCTTCATCCGATGCAGTACGAGTTAGTCCTTGAAGCTCATCCAGCTTCGCATCGACCTCTGTATCTTCAATCGAACCTGAAGGAGACATCAAATCAACGTCTCGATAGAACCCAGAAAGCTGTAATTTACGCAATTCGTTCTCAGTCATGTGAATAACGTGAGTTATTCGTGGCGAAGTTAGTAAATCAACCGCATAATACGGAACAACTAAATCTTCTGATTTAACAAAACGTGCTACAGCGCGTCCAACCGCAGGATCGTAATAAATTTTCTTAAATGCGGAACCTGAAAGCGGTAAATAAAACAAAAGCTGATCCGTTTCTGGATCGTATTCTTCCATTTTATAAGTAATTTGGTAATTCATGAAGTTTTTGACACGATTTGCTTTTTCTAACTTCGCGTCATCCGTTACACCTAAAACTTCTGTGTCAACAGGACCGCCTGCTGGCAATAATTCTTTGTATGCTTGCGCTTGAAACTGAGTTACGGCTTCCGCCAGTATCGGATGGTGTACTCCTGAAGCGCCAATGAACGGTTGTGATCTTGATTCAGCATTTATACCTAATAAATCAAGCCCTTCTGTATATGTTTGAAACCAATCGTTACGAGAATCTAAATCTTCTTCGAAAGAAGCGACTAATTCATTCGCGATTGTAAATAATTCGCGCTCGTCTAAAGACTCCGCAATGTTTTCTCCGAACTTTGTTGTTGCTGGATCGGGCATATCGCTTCCCATAACAACAGTTCCATCAGGCTGAATAAAAACTTCCGTTTCTTCTTCAGGCTGATCTATAATCTCGAGTTCAATTTCTTCCTCCATTGGAGAAAGTACGGATAAAGGTTGTTGTTCAATAGCCATGTCTGTAAATCATACCTTTATTTTATTAATAATAAACTCTTTCCGTTGGATAATATTCTTCAGGCTCATAATAATCAGTTGTTAGTTGTAAAAATCCACCTTCTCTAAACCTTGCTAGTGCTAAAGTTGTTGCATCTACTAAATCGTCGTGTTCGCCTCCAGGAAAATCACTGACTTCTTCCATCAGTTCTTCGCCCCAACGATTATCAGGTACCCAAACACGTCCATCTTGAAATATTGGGGACACTGAATTTAGTCTGGCTATTTTATCTTGTCCTTTTCCTGGAGAAAAGGTATTTACGGGAATACCTACGCGCCGTAATTCTTGAACCAGCGGTATGCCGCTGGCTTTTGCCTCAATAATTACCGTATCGGGTTGCCAAAATTCGTATAATCTTAGGGCTTCTGCCTTTAGTTCAGGAAAGTCGAACCGTTCTTTTATGCAATCAATTAAAATCAGATGTGCTTCGTTGCCTGTATATAGTTCCTCTCCAATTTTTCCTTCAGGGTACCAAACTCCCCACGTTGTAATTGCAGTAAAGTCGGCACGTTCGCTTTTTAGAAAAGCCGTATCGTATGATTGAATGATGTAGTCGCACTTTGGAGGTTTTTCTTCTTCCCAAACCATAAACCACTCTTTTGGAATAATTGATATTCCCTCACCTGTTGGTCTTTGCATGTACTGCGCCGCCCATTTTGAAGGACTAACGGAGGCTTTTATGCTTTCAAGTTCTTCTAATTTCCAAAATTCTTTCCAAAGAGGCTTTCCGCTAGGCAATATTGCAGGAAATTCAATCACTTCCCACTGATCTGCGCCCTGATCTTGTGCCATTTTCTTAATTAATCTGCCTGTCAAATCTTTTTTAGACCATCGTGTCATCACAATTACGATTGCACCTCCTGGTTGTAGCCTTTGTCGCGGACCCGCCATAAACCACTCATATGCTTCTTCCATCGCTTTATCGGACATCGCATCTTGTTCTGAATGCGGGTCGTCGATAATAAACAAATCCGCTCCCCTACCAGCAAGTGCACCCCCAATACCTGCTGCATAGTATTCCCCACCTTTGTTTGTTAGCCACTTACCCGCCGAACGACTGTCCGCTTTTAGTTCTGTTTCAGGAAAAAGTTCGTGATACTCTTCTCCGTCGATCAAATCCCTAACTTTACGACCAAAGTTAATTGCTAAGTCGGCGGTGTGTGTTGCTTCGATGATTTTTAGTTTCGGATTCTTTCCCAAAAGGTACGCGGGGAATAAATGCGAAGCAAATTCAGACTTCGTATGACGTGGCGGCATATTGATAATTAAGCGTTTTAGTTTACCACTGGCTATATCGTCAAAAGCCTTTGCCATCTTCTGATGGTGATCGCCCGAAATAAACTCGCCCCAAATTGATTTTACAAAATCTAAAAAAGTTCCTGTGGCTTTTTCTTGAAACTCGCGCTTTTCGAGTTCTTCTAAAAGAATTGTAAACTCTTTCGCTTCAGCTTTGTTGAGATAAGAAAGATCGATGTTTTTTAAAGCTCTGAGCTTTTCTTTGTTTGAGGTCATTTAGGCTTTTTATCTCTTAGCTGCGCTAATAAACGAAGGACTTCGTTTCTATCTTCTAAATCTGATTCCTCTACTTGTTTCTTAATTTCCCGTAATTGTTCGCTTGCATCTTTTCCAACTTTATTATGTCTAGGAGTATTGATTGCAGAAGGACTGTCTAAAAGTTCTTGGTATAATTTTTGCGTTTCGGGAGTCGCATTGATAATGCCTTTGACTTGTTTAGGCTGATTTCTTCTTGACGATTCTTGAAGTTTACGAACAAAGTCTGGAACTTCTCGCCTAACGTGATACCCTTTTGGAGTTGCTCCTTCTCCTGAATACCATTTAAAAACTTCATTTGTTTCAGGATCAATAAACCAACTTGTAGACTCTCCTTTTTTATGAAACCCATAGCTACGACCATCACTTTTTATATTTAAAAAACGATCACTTCTTTCTAAGGCTTCTTTTTCAGGCAAAATACTTTTACTGCCTGATAATTTGTAAGATTCAAGCACTTTATCTAGGTAGTCGCTAGCTTTTTCATAGCCCTCTTTTGCTGTTTGAGCTGTTCGTTCTTCAGGAGTCAACCTTATGTAGGGTTGGAGCACTTCATCTAGCTGGGTGCTAGCTTTTTCATAGCCCTCTTTTGCTGTTTGAGTTGCCTGTTTAGCCTCC